AGAAACATTAACTTCTTCAACTCTTGAATTGTTTTCTCCTGGTCCTTCTGGGGGCCAGTTTGGTGACTGTTCTGCAAGTTCTGCTCTCCAGTTCGATACTTCGTAGTGCGCTAACTGAAGTTTCTTCTCGCTATCTTTTTTTGCTAAAGGTAAGTTAATGCCACCTCCCATTCTTTGTAGTGCTGCACCTGCTGCACCTTTTTCACCACCAGTACCCTTATCCATAAGATTTCTAATCTTATTCATCTTCTGGAGTTTTCTATGGGCATTAGTATCAATATCCATGCTTGGGTTACCTTCTTGAACCTGAATAACAGGTTTAGATGGTTTGAGGGGTTCAGGTTTGATTAAGTCAATAAATTCTATAAACGAATTTCCATTCGCATCTTCAACAGAAACAGACTCTTTTTTCACGCAGCGATTGTAAGTTTTACCAAACAATTTCTGAGTCCCTTTCTTCTCATAACCTTTCCAACATTTTTTTGCCTCATCCATATACCCAGATGCGGCATCAGTATTGTGTTCAGTATCTGTAATTTTTGCTTGAACCCAAGCAGGAATATTTTTCTCTTTCTTACCTAAAGCTTTTTTTAGTTTAGCGATGTTCTTCTCAGATTTTTTTAACTGAGATTGAGCCATTGAAACTTCGTGATCTTTTTCTTCGTTAGTGCTGTTTCCCCAGTTTGAAGCACCAACTTTGCGACACTTTACTAGAGCTCCAGAAGCATAAGCACTTGGCCAAACTTTATAGCGCGATTTGACCTTGTGGTAGCAGGCATCTTTTGTTCCGCTGCCTTTGCCTGGTTTATCTTTTACTTCTTGAAGATCCATGTCGCCATCAGGTGTGTAATCAGTTTTGACGTATGTGGGTTTTGCCGCTCCAGATTTATCTGGTTGACCAGGATCTTTGCGACGTTTTCTTGCTTGTGCAGCAAGTCTCTCCTTTTTAGTCATTGATGCACGCTTTGCAGATGATACGCACTTTGGAGTAGCGGTTTCCCCCTTCTCTCTAGCACATGCATCTCCGTCCACGACATCAACCCAACCAGATTTGCCGTCTTTAGATTTTGATTTTCCAAACCACTTTCGCAGTCCTTCTTCATTCACAGAAGACATTTGTTATGACTCTGGTGTATTATTATTTAGGAAACCTTGTTTTAGTAATTTTGATAACTCTGAGGTAGATCCTACAAATAATGCATTATTAGTTACATTATTTGTAGTTGATTTGGTTGTTTCATCCTCAATATCTTTTATTTTCTTCTGAAGTTCCATCAACTTATCTGTTGTATCAGCAACGTTTTTGATAAGTTGACCAGCGACTTCATATGACCTGGGACTGGCACCTTCTCCTGCCAATTCCATAATTCCATTGATCGCTTCCTGACCCTTTTCAATCAAAGAATATAAATTTGCCCTGGTATATTCATAATCCTTTTTAATATCTTCACCTGCAGGTTTTTCAATCTCGACTTTTTTGGCAGGAGGTTTTTGGATATTTGACTCATTATTCAGAGCAAGATCTAGATTTTCAAATTCATCAGACATAATTTATTAATCAAAGGTCAGAGTCTTGTCCAATATTGTAACTTCTACCATCCGTGAAGAATTCAAATCCTTCAGAGAATCCAAAGTCATCTTGAGGACCTAGTAATGCGTCATCGACAGTATTAATTACGCCATCATTATTCTTATCTTCTTTCGCCTTAGGAGTTACTGTATATCTCATCTCTCTCTTAGCAGTGACAGGATCAGTATTTGTATAAGTATCAACTTGTACCTTCCTGATAAGACCGTCAGAATTATCGCTGACCTTACCAAACAGATAAGTTTTAGCAGTAAATGAAAGGGTATAAATTAGTGCTCTTCTTGTAGTGAAATCGCCTTCATAGTCATCTACAAAAGAAACACTGTTGAGAACAATAGGAGTGTCTCTCTTCTCTCCAATAGAACTGACTAGATCAATAGTAACATTCAGTGCTGGTTGGAAATAAGGTAAAATCTGCTCAACAATTTGTAGGGCATCATCGTTTAGTTTACAATAAACATTCAGTTCAAAACCAATATTATAAGGAACAGGCATGAAAACCTTTCTAAGATTATCTCCCTCCAATGCCTTGAAAGTCTGAGTAACGCCCGTTTTTCTAGACGGATCGTATTGGAGAGATGTCATCTCAAATGACATTCTTGGTAATGTAATTGCAACCGACTTATTCAACTCAGATTGCTGAGTTAATCTTGCTAAGAATTTTTGCCTTGGCGCATATGCCAGAGGAACTCTCATCTCATCGATGACGTTCTGATCATTTTTATCATAGTGCTTGATTGAAACATTATTGAATAACGTTCCAAAAGATATGATAGTTTTACGAATAATTTCGTGGTAGTAATGGCTTCCTAGCATTAGTAATTTCCAAAGGGATTTTTCTCAGAAAAGTCTAAAATTTGATCGGCTTCAAATTCTATTTCATCATTTTGTTCATAGTCGTCAATATTTTCGACAGATGCAATCTTAGGTACATCTCTCTTGTTTATGTAGTAATCGACAACATATATAGCGGACGAAGAGGATCCAACAACTCGCTCTCCATCTAGGAAAGTGCCATTTTCAATAGAGATTTGTAGAATTCCTTCTTCACCATCCCAACGCTTAACTCTTGCTGTTGCACCAGATTTTGAACCAGTAATAACTTCGTTGAACCAATATGTGCCAATACCAGCAGCAATTGGAGCATCTCCAACAGTTACTGTAGGAGGAGTTAGATAACCCGATCCTGGATCAATAATCTTAATATGATCAATTCTATTATCGAGTTCATTCAATGTAACTGTTCCAGTTGCTGTTGTGAATCCAGTAGCAAAATCTCTATCAGTTACAGTATTGGAAATGGATACAATCGATGGTTCTGTATAACCAACACCAGTCTTAGTTAGTGTTACGGATATAATAGTTCCTGCAACACCAACATTTCCATAACCTTCTGGGGTCTGTCCCAACGGCGCAGATATACTAACAGTTGGATTGGAAATATATCCAAGTCCTCTATCTGTAATTTCAATCTCGCTGAGTTTACCATCTCCGTTTATTTTACCATGTGCAGTAGCAGTAAATTGAGTTGCTACTCCTGTTGGTGCTGAAAGAGTAACTCCTGGAGAAGTTAGATAACCATATCCAGCATAATCTAGAGAAATATCAGTAACTATACCAGCAGTTACACTTGCAACTCCAGTTGCAACAAAGTTCGATGGTGTTCCAATTGGAGGGTCAATAACCGCAGATACAATAGAAGTTATAATGCCAGATAGTGTCGTTGATGAATTATCAATTGAAGTTACAACACCGTTTGAAATTGAACAACCAATACTAATTGAGTTTAAATTTCCGATTGCATCATTTTCAAAATCATCAAATAATATTGTATCGGAATCTGCAGTTGGCATTGATCCAGGTGCAGTAGAAGATGCAGTTCCAGCATCAACTGTTCCAAAAATACCATCAACGATAATTCCGCTATTCAAATCATTTTGAATTACTGGAGGAGTTACATCTGCATTAGTAACAATATCAACTTCTCCACCACCAGCAGCAAAGAAAGTTCTTACTGGTAAACCACCATCAACTTGTAGAGATAAACTTTGATCGAAGTTTGGAAGTATTTCTGTTTGAATATAAATCCAGTGCCATTGATCATCTCTGACATCTAATCCAGTAAAATCGTAAGTTAGATAATCTGTACTAACTCCTACCTTATCCGTACCTAAACCAATTTCAACATAACCATCGTCATTAATTCTGAGATCTACTTGAGTAGATTTGCTTCCATTGGATAACTTATTAAATTCAATGAACGTTGACAGACCAGGTAACGAACTTGGAATCTTAGCTGCAAGTTGAATGGCACCGCTATAACCAATTGATGTAGTTGACGCAGTTCCTAGATATGTAATATTTCTATTTGAATCTGCATTAACAATGTTCCATGCGTTAGACCCATAGTAAGAATCTGCTATGTATGCTGGAGATAGAGATAAGAAATCGATAGTTAATGTTGGAGGTGCTAAGTAATATCTGCCGCCACTTTGTAGAGTATATGAGAATGTAGATATACCCCCAGAAGATGATAGTGTTGTATTTGCAGTAGCAGTTGATGCTATTCCTGTCGGATTATCAAAAGTTACTGTTGGGGCAGTTAGATAGTACCTTCCAGAAGATGCAATCGAAACACTAGAAATTTGTTCGCCGTATAGAGATCCTCCAACTGCTGTTGCTGTAGCAGTTGCTGCTGCTCCTGTTGGAGCACTAAACGTCAAAGTTGGAGGAATACTATGTCCAATTCCAGCATTAGTAATTGATACTGTTGATAATTGATCATTTGCTGCAACAGCACTTATTGTACCAGTTACAAATCCAACTGGATTTGGAGAACTGAATGTAACTCCGATTGCCAGTTTTGTGGAATAATTTGTTCCACCATCAGTCATTGATACCCTATCAACGGCATTATTGATAATGACTGTAGTTGCTGCCGCACCAGTAAAGGTAGGACCACTAAAAGTTACTGAAGGTATTTCTGTATATCCTTCTCCTCTATTAATAACAACTCCTCTAGAAACACCTTTTCTGTACAATTCAATGGAACAGGTAGCTGCTGCACCTACGCCACCTCCTCCACTAATTGTTACAGTAGGTGTATGTCTATAACCATAACCAGCATCTATTAGAATAATTTCTTTTAAAGATCTAGATCCTCCAATAGAAGTTGTAATTGCAACACCTCTTGCAGATCTTCCGTATGACGGTGCTGCTTCAAAGGTTACAGTTGGAGTTGATGTGTAGTTATACCCATCATTATTAATATAAACCTGTCTTACATATCCAGTATTGATATCTGCACCAATTGCTGCAGTCTGACCATAACCAACCATCTTGAGTGTTATAATCTCACCAACATTTTCAAGTGCTCTATCAACCTCAGGTATACCAACATCGAGAACTTCATTTTCATATTCGAAGAGTTCACAATTAAGTTCATAAGTATAACCCCTTCCTAATTGATAGAATGGTTTTTCGTGTTCTACAAACTTAACTTCAAAAAACTTTTCACTAAGAGGGAAATAAATTATATCTCCTTCTCTAGGTCTTAATGCAACCTCTATTTCATATGGATCTTCATCCTGAATGAAAGCACCAATATATTCTTCATACCTTTCTCTTGAAATAACGAGATTAATCTCATCTTTCAGTTGCATACCGAACTTACTAAGGATGTCTCCGCCCCCAGTATGCCCCTCATAGGTGTTTAAATACGCCTCTATGATGTATGCATTATCAAACTTGGAAGACTGCACCTCAG